TTATACATAGATTTATTGTTTACCCATTCTTTGCCATTCCAAAATTCAAAACCTTTATACTTAGATTTATATTTACTAGTTGTTTCATAACCATAAGACAAGTAATAATTTTTATATTTATTTTTATATGACCAATCAATTTCATAAAGTGTTGCGTATGTTCCTAATCCTAATTTTGGATTTTCATAATCCCATGCAAACTGTCCTGATAGTACATGCTTGTTATCAAAAACTTTAAACTCTGTAAAAG